GTGTATTGGTAGGCGAAAAGCGCATCAGCATCGATCAGGTAGTCCGAGAGGCGCGCGTTCTTGACGCCGGTGTTCGGCGCTCCGGGCGGGATCTGCGCACCTGGAAATGGCGTCCAGATCGGCAGGCGCACGTTGAGCGCGCGCACCGTGAGAGTCGATACCTCGTCGCTCGTCTGGCCTCGATCGAAGCCGCATCCGGCCTCCGAGAACTCAAGGATGCAGGGCACGGCGGGTAGGACGTTCGTCGATCCCGTCACCACCGCATCTGCGGGCGCCATCGTCTCCTGATGCGATACGAGGTACAGGTCGTTGAACATCCGGATACGGAGCACCGTCCGCGCGTCGACGACCCCCTTGTCATAGAGGGAGATCTGAGTCGTGGAGTACATCAGTCGCTAACCCCTACGAACTCGGCGAGGATACGGCGCGCGTCGCGACCCTTCTCGGATGAGAAGAGATCGACGACGCCCTTAGCATCGAGCGCGGTGATGCTGAGATCGATCTTGTTTCCCTGGCGCGCGTCGAGCTGCTGCCGGCGGCTAAGCTCATCCGCGGCCTGCGCGCGCTGCGCCGCCTGGCTCGCGGGCGCGGGCGCGGTTCTAGACGCGGTCGAGATCTGCCGGATCAGGTCCGCGGCCTTGGTCGCTGGCTGCTCCTGCCGGGTAATGCGGGCGATGGCCGCCGCTGTCGCTGGCCGATCTTCCTGGCCGCGCGGGGCGGAAACTGTCGCGAGTTCGCGCTCGGGGGCGGGGATGACGGCAGCGCCGCGGAGAGCCGTTACCGATGGCGCCAGTTCCGGCCCGCGCTCAAAGCGGAAAGGCGGCGTGGGTGCCGTCACCTGCTCCTCTGCCTGACGCTCGCGCGCGAGGCGCTGCTCGTGGACAGCCACGAGCTTCGGACCACCTTCCCGGGCCTGCCGCTCAAACTCCTGCATCTCGCGCTCGCGCCGCTCCCGCCGGCCGGACGAGATCGATCCCAGAAAGGAAGTGATCAGGCCGAAAACCGGGAGCGCCGATGAAACGATCTTGATGGCCGGCGCGATCGTGGTTCCGAAGAAGCCGCCGGCCGCCTGGGCGGCCGTCTGCGGACCTTGCAACGCCACGCCGGCGGCGCTGCGCCCGATTGGCGCTCCTTCGTCCCGAAGGAAACCAGCGGCGCGGAAGGGCGCGGCCACGGCACTGACCACCGGGGCAGCGAGCGCCTCCACACCTCTCCCAATCGGGAGGGCGACCCGCTCGACCGCTCCCACCACCGGCTGTACCACAGCCCGGAACGGGGCGGAGATGGCGCGCGCGACCGGGGCGAAGGCGCGTGACACCGGCTCGAAGATCGAGCTCGCAGCGTCGACTGCCGGACGGAGCGCTCGCCCCACAGGGGCGGCCACGGCGGACACCGCCGCCCCAACTGGGCGCAGGGCGGCGCGGATCGGGACCGTGAGCGCCTCGACGAAGCCACGAGAGGGTGCGCCCGCCGCCGGCCCTACCGAAGCCGTAGCAGTCGGGAGAGCGGTGCGGGCGGGCGCAAGCTGCTGCTGAGTTTCGAGGAACTGCCGCGCGGAGATCGGCCTGAGTCGACCAGCCGGCTCCTCCCGGCGGAGCAGCGCCCCGAGCTCGGTCACCGGTGCCTGGCGGGCGGCGCCAAGCCGCTGGATCGTGCGCGGAACCTCTGACATATCCTCTGACACCGGGCGGAGCACGCGGGCGATCTCGCGCGCCGCCACTTCCGGCCTGGCCGGCTGGGCAGCCAATTCCCGCACCGATGCTGCCCGGGGCGGGACTGTGGGTATAGCCGGTTCCGGCGGCTCTCGGAGAAGCCGCGGCCGCTGCACCTGTTCGGGTGCAGGCGCAGCCAGTTCTCGGGTCTCCGGCGACCGCACCCGCTCGGGCGGAGGCGCTGGCAGCGTCTCACGCTCGGTCCGAACCGTCTCCCGGACATGCCTTTCCGTCTCGCTCGATTCGCGGATCGTCTCTCGCCCCGGCCTTACAGTCGGCTCGGGGGCGGGAGGCTCGCGGAGGAGGCGTGGCCGCTCCACCTCGACGGGCACCGCCGGCGGCTTGGGTAGCTCCCGCACCTGTGGCGCCTGGGCGGCCGGGCGCAGACGCTCGAGCGCTGGCGGGGCGGGCTCGGCCGGGCGTGCAACACGCGGCGCAACGGGGCGTGCAACGGCCGGCGCAACCTCCGGCCGTATAGGCGCCGCTGGCCGCTCTGCAACGGGCCGCGCAACCGGGCGCGCAACAGGCGTCGGCGCCTCGCGCGGGGCGGGCGGCTCGCGGAGGAGTGCCGGCCGGATGCGCTCTGGCTCCACCGCGACGCGCCGAGTAGGCGGTAGTTGGACCTCAGGCGCTTCGAGTTGCACCTTCTGTGGCTTGAGTCGCAGGTCAGGGAGCTCCGGCAGGGCCGGGCGCTCCGGTGCAAGAATGGCGGGGAGTTCTTGCACTGACGGCTCGGCCGGCGCCTGTTCTCGAATCGGCGCGCGGAGCCGCTCGACTACCGGCTCGAGCTCGCGGCCAAGCTGCTCAGATCGTGCCGTCGCAGCCTGCTCCGCTTTCTCTGCCGGGCCGAACGGCTCACGCACGCGCCCCGCCTCTGGCTCACGTCCAGCGGCTGCGGCTTGGAGTCTCGTCAATGGACCAACGGCTGGGCCGGCGGGGCGTTGGGCAGCCGCTGCGGGACCGGTGCGTGCCTCGGATTGGGCAGCGGGTCGCAGCGCCTCCGCCAGCTTTCTAGTTTCGATTGGCCGTTGAGTCTCGGCCACGCGCGCCGGCTCCCGGATCGCCTCGACGATCTTCCGGGTCTCCACGGGCGGCGACGGCAGGGGACCGGCCGGGATAGGCTGGGCAGTGGTCGTGCCGGGTTGTGTCTCTGGCCGACCCGGCGGCCGTAGTGCCTCCGCAAGTCGTCTCGTCTCGGCCGGGCGTGGTGGCGCCTCCGGGGTGGCCACCTCCGTCCGAATCTCCTCCCCTAGTGCGCGCACCGTGCGCGTAGAGAGCGCTACTGGGGCCGGTGCCACTGCCGGCAGTGGCGGAGCCACGCGCTCGGCCAAGCGCTGCGCCTGGGGCAGCGGGGAAGCCTCCTCCGTGCCCGGCTGGATGGCTTCGGCGAGCTGGAAGATCGATTGCCGGGAGAGGTCGAGCGGTTGGTCCGGGCCGGCGAACTCATCAGCGGTTGGCTCATCATCTCGGAATCCAGAACTCGCGACGTTTTGACCAGCCTCAACCAGCGGCTGGACGGAGTCCCCAACCTCCCGCCCAATCGAGCGAGCCAACTTCGCGTTGTCCATGACCTGGCCGGCCACGTCCTCCCCGCCGACGCCCCCCTTGGCGCGGGAGAGGTCCTGCACGAGCTTGAGCATGGAGGTGACGAGGGAGCCCAGCCCAACGATCAGGTCGTCAATCCGACTCTTGGTAGCTCCGGCGATTGTCCCAAGGTCCGAGATCACATCCCGGAGCTTGGTCAGCGCGCCGGCCTGCTCCTCGACCTCTTGGGGGCGGAGGGCAGCGGCCGACTTCCGCCGGGCTTCCTCCCGCTCTCGATCGGTCTGGATTTCGCCGATCTGCGTGCTCGTGACCTCGCCCCGGCGGTCGCGCGTGAGATGGGTGTCGATCGGCAGGTTCTGGGGCGGCAGCGGCCGGTCGATCGGGGCGCGCGGTATCTCCGGCGGAATCGGGGGGGTCGTGGTCTCCGGCCCGTGCAAGCGGAGCTTCGCGATCCGGTCGACGCGGAGCCGCTCCTCCTCGGCCTGAAGGTCGATGATCCGCTTCTGGATCGCGAGTTCGCGCGCGCTGGGGGCGGCCTTGGCCTTCTCGATCCCGAGCCGCTTCTCCGCCTCCGCGAGTAGCTGCTCCTCGATCTGCGCCCGGAACCGGTCCACCTCCGGCGCCTTGATCGGTGGCGCCAGCGCCCCTACCGGCGACTGCCGGAAGCCCTCCGTCTGCCTCTGCGTCTCCTCGCGAATCCGGGTCTGCTCCGGGGCGGGAAGCTCGCGCAGCCGACGCGCCCGACTGACACCTTCCAGAAAGTCCGCGCGCTGATTGTTATCGGTGAGCGTCTCCACCTGGATCTGCATCGACTTCGGGAGTGAGTCGAATAGCTTCTGTAGCTCCTCGACCTTCTCCTTGCCGATGACCTCGGTTTCGACCACGATCCGGGAGATGTCGCCCGCGTTGAAGTTGACGACGATGCCCTGTAGCGCCTTCTCGATGTTCTCGGCGAGCGTTGCGAAGACGGGGGCGAGGGCGAGCACCTGCGCCTTGACCGTACCGACCATGCGCCCGACGGAGTCCCCGAACCGATCCGCTGCGCGCGCACTCTCCTCGCTCACCCCGGCAAAGCGCTCGATCTCGGCGGCAGCCGCTTCGATATCGCCTCGACCGTTCCGGAGCATGGAGAACAGGTTCGCATTGCGGACACGGAGAAGATCAACGGCAGCATCGGTGCGAGTAGCGGAATCCTCGACCGTCGATAGCCCATCAGCTACCCGGAGCAGCGCCTCGTCGAGCGAGATTCCGCGGAGCGCCTCCGCGTCGATCTTGAGGTCCTTGAACCGCTGACTCGCGGTCCCGCCGGGGTCCTTGAGCGCGTCGGAGATCGACTGCGAAAGTCCGCGGAATGCTTGTTGCAAGTCACCAGCGTCGGCACCGAATTGCTCCGCCGTTCGCGTGAGCACGATGAGCCGCTCGGTCGAGATGTCAAAGGCGCGCGCCATCTCGAAGGCGCGATCGGCCTCTGCGAACGTGGCAAATAGCGAACGTATCGAGAGCGCACCCACGGCTGCGGTCGCGAGCTGACCAAGTGCCCCGCTGAGAAGCCCGATTGACGATGCAGCATTGGACGCGCCAGCGAAGCCTTCGGCAATCCCGCGGCCGGCGAGAGCTGCGCGCTGGGACTGCGCCCCGAGCTCCTGCGCTTGGCGGGCAGCGGCAATCAGCCGGCCTTCGGTTTCACGCGCGCGAGCGGAAGTCGAAGCTAGTGATTGCGCAAGTTGCTCAACACCGCGCGCCGTAACCGTTGACTCACGGCCAAGAGTGGCAGCCGCCCGCCCCATCGCACCGATAAGCTGGTCCGACCGCCCAGTGCGAAGCGCTTCCTCCATGCGCGCGATCGACGCACGCATCCGATCGAAAGACGCCTCGCCTTCGGACGAGTTGACCCTTACTTCAATGTCGAGAAGTTCCGCCACGCCTACCCTTCCATGATGTCGTTCAGGAGTAACTCGACCACGAGCGCGCGCGTCGAGTAGCCGCCTTCGGGCGCCGTGATCATCCGGTCATGGAGATCGGTCAGCACCTCGTTCCTCGCTATCTGCATGAGTTCTAGCTCGGCGAGCGCCTCGCCCGCCTCCATGTCGAGCAGCTCAGTGAGCCGCCGGCCCGTCGCTCGCGAGAGCGAAAGCAGGCGCCTCGCTGTTGCCGGGCGTATCCTCCCGGCGCGCACGAAAGGAAAGCGACCGCGTCTCGTAGACGAAAAAGGTCACCTCGTGCGCGATGTCCATGCATCGGTGCGGGCCGATGTCCCGGAAGTCGATCGGGGGCGGGACTACCCGCGACCCATCATCGCGGATGAACACGTGCAGATCGTCGCCCTCTTTGAGTGCTACTAGAGCATCGACGAGCAGCTCGTCCTGCACGTACTTGGAGATGCGCCGAGACTTCTCCGCCGTGAACTTCTTCGTGTGCGGACCCTTCTCGACCACCTGCCCTTCGCGCTCCATCTGCGCGCGAACGATCTTCTCCTCGTTTGAGAGCTTGGCTTCCGCCTCGTCCGATTCGTAGCGATCGAAGAGCAGATCCTCGTAGAGAACCCAGACGGCGAAATCCGGGCGGCGTATAACCGCCCGGAGATCGCCGCCGAGGTCTACTTCCTTCGTCCGAAACATGGTGAACCTCCTGCGTGTTCAGTTAGACGTGGTTCGCGTAGGCGATCCCACCGCCCATCGTCGATCCGTAGGGACCCTGGGTCGTGTTCCGGAAAATCATCCGTAGCGGGAAGGCCGTCGACCACACAGCCTGCGATCCCTGCGCGTGCGCCGCGAAGTTGTAGCGCCGGCGCTGCGGACCTGTGCCCGACGTGCCACGCTCTGCTTGCGTGATGTACGCCTGCGAGACGTCGATCTGTAGCTCGTGGTCAACATTTGCGGGATTCTCGAAGCTCCAGATGAGCTTGAAATCATCGCTCGGGTCCGCTGCCGTGAGCCCGTACGCCGCTTCGACGATGGCGGTCTGGCTGTCTTGCTCCATAACGAACGAACCCGTCACTTCGCGCACCTGCCCACGTGCGGGATTAGACTGGCGCTGCACGTTCGAGATCACGCCGAGTTGCTCGGGGAAGTTGTTGAGTTCCATCGTCCACTCTTCGAGCTGCACATAGGCCGGCGTCGTCGAGGCGCTACGCGCAGTCAAGATGAAGTTTCGCGGCGGGGTGTTCGGTGGCGCGCCCGTCGTATCAAGGACGTGCGACGTATGGATAACCGCCTCGGTCGGCGAGTAACCACCGGAGTCGGGCGGGTAGCCGCTGCCGAAAGTAGTGAGCTGCTTCGCTTCCTGCGCGACGATGTCCATCTCGCAGATAATGAACGGCTGCCCGACCGATTGCGTCAGACGCATCCGCCCGACCTTGGCGCCGAGAAGTTGCGTCTCGATGAAGCTCGTTCCAGCATCGTTGATCGGGCGATGATGGACGAACGACACTGAGTTGAACTTGCCAGATCCGCCGCCGTCCAACGTGTGCGTGTACACCGGGGGAGTACCCGATGGGCCGGTCGTGCCGAGCGTTCCGACTGCGTGCGCCAGCATGGCCGCGTGCACTCCCGAGTAGCGGAGCGCGAAACGGAGCGTTGCCGTGACAGCCTGCGGTCCGGGCGTGAAGTCCGTATGATCGAACGTCGTCCCGCCCTTATTCTCCTGGTATCGAATCGGCGTCTTGGTCGGCCGAACCTGGAACTCCTCTTGATAGAGGCGCAGGCCGTAGGTGGTCGAAAACGCTGGCAAGGTGCCGGGGCTCGTCTCCCGGGCAAACCATAGCCTCGAATACTGTCCTGAAGGCGAACCCACTGCATGTCACTTTCCCGGTTGCCACGCAGTTTTTGCTCCTAGCCTGTAGAAACTTCGGTCGGCCCCATCTCGTGGAGCGTGAGGCTGACCTCGAAGTAAAGAAGCCCCTTGTCGCGCGCCCACTCCATGCCGAGCTCGGGCTCTCCGGTATTGAAATCGCAAGCGATCACGGCTTGCTCATCGTCCTGCAATCCGCCGTAGGCGCCATCGGCCGAGAGCGCCACGTTCAGCGCGCGGCGCAAGTCGTGGTACATGAACGTTGAATCGGAGTCGAATGTGCCGTCCGGCCCCATCACGTTCACGTCGTAAGCTGCACACGACATGAACACGGTCGTGGTCAAACTGCCGTGCGGCGCTCCACCGACGATCCCGGGCTTGGTCTCGATCCGCGTGCTAGACACCCCGAGATAGGGAATCAGTCGCGCTGCACTCGCCTGCTCGTAGGTCATGAGCCCGCGCTCGACCCGCGCGAAGTTCGTGAAGTAGCCGTTGGCGGTCGAGATCTTGGAGAAGGCGCGGAGCATCCAGAGCTGCGCCCGCTCGACCATCTTTCCGAGATCCACCATCCAGATCGCAGTGCCGATTGCGAGCGCCGTATCACCTTCGAGCTGCACGTAGAGATTCGCGCCCGCGAGGGAAGGCAACTGCGGCCCAGCCGTGAGCGCGAGCTTCAACCGGCTGCCGGTAACGGCAATGGAGCCAGTGCCCGAGTTGGTCGTGTTCCCGGCGTTCGCCCCGGCGAGTGTCGCGTACACCTTGACCGAGAGCGGGGCGGCAGCGTTCGCGCGCTCGAAGCGGCAGTACCACTTCCGCGTGCGCTCGTGCAGATACTGCGCTATCAGCGGCGTATAGAACGCGACACCAGATTGCTTGGTCCACTTCGCCATTTAGTAGATCCCGCCCTGGATCATTGCGGCATCCATGTATCCCTGCTCAGCGCACAAGTCCCCGCCTATCGAACCGTTGCTGATAAACGAGAGCCAGCCGCCGTTCGCCTTCCATAGCGCCAACGCATCCGGGAATCCGGTAATTCCGGAGGAAAGCGTTTCAAAGCCCATGATGTTCAGGATGTTTTTCTTGTCCGTGAGCCAGTGCGCTTGTGCTGACGCCCACCTGGCGGCCTGGTCAATGCCGAGATCGCTAGTGTTATTCCATGCGTTCTCAACGAACCACGGCTTCGGCATGGTCTGACTGTTGACGGTGTTGTGTTCGCCATTCGGAATCAAGTACGCGGCCGGATTAGCTATTTCCAGGCGCGTCTTCAGGTAGGCCATGAATGCGAGGTAAGCGTTCGTATGGTCCGCCCACGTGCTCGACGGCGTACCGAAGTTCGTCTCTGCGATCGCAAACGACGCGGCCTGCGACACCCCGGAGAATGGAGTCAAATGCGGGGTGCCTTCTTTCAGATCTCCATGCCCGCTCTCGATCGTATTGGTATGCATCCATTGCGAGTGACTAAGCCATGATTGGTCGATAAAGAGCCCGGCGCATGGGATTGCAACGCCGCCCGGGGCGAAGGCAAGATCTACCATCTTCTGCGCGAGCGCTTGCATCGTGGCGCCCGTAAGGTCCTTCCATGGGATCAGCTCTCGGCGCTCGATGCCTCCGTAGTTGTAGGCGGAGAAGAGCCCAACCGTATTGCTGACGCGCATGCGCTTGTTGCTCGCCGAGCCGTTAAACTGCACGTTGTCGCGAATCCAGTTAAAGAAGGTTGCCGGCGCAGCGCCGCCGATACCGCCGAAGTTGGTCGCCGAGAATTGATAGTCGATCATGCTGTAATAGCGGAAATACTTCTTTCCTGAAGCCACCATCTTCGCGATCTCGGTGATTGCCGCCTGATCGTCGTACTGGATGTTCACCACGAACCCATCGAAAGGGGGCTGCGTGCGCCATCGATAGATCTCCTGCTGACCACCAAAGTGCCGCATGATGAAGTGCGTCCGGCGACGAGTGCTTGCCATTACGCGCTCCCCTGCGCTACGGCGTGCGCCAGGGCTCGCATGCGCTCCATTACTCGCGGGCGCTGGTTCGCGAACGTCACGCGCCATACCGGGCGCGACGGAATCCGCACCGACTCCTTCATGACGAAGAGCGGGATCAGACGACCAACGCGGCCTCCACTTCGCACTCCGAAGATCAAGTTGCCCGCGCGAGAGCGAAAGAAGAAGCCGCCCGCGTAGTCGCGCGGTCCCATGCTGACACCACCAGCGGCGCCGCGGCGTGCGGCAGCAAGTGGGATGGCGAGAAAACGGCCATGACGCGGCCGGATCGTCGCCCCAAACTCGTGCACGCCCGCGTAGACGGGATTCGTGCCTCCGCCAGCCTCCGGGATGAACACGCGCCCGACGAGCGCCGTCCCCGTCGCCTTGATCTCCCGCTTGGGCGAGGAGCGCAGGCGCCCGGTGCGCACGCCGAGCGTTGCCGGCCCGGTTCCCGATGCATAGCGCGTGAGGATCTCGCGCTCGATGTCGTTCACCGACTCGCGCACAGCTTCGAGCTTCAGCCGCCGGAGCAGCTCCACGCGCTTCGCGAAGTCGGGCTTATGGCGGATCGTTACCGACATCACCAGGCCCCATATTGTGCGGTTGTCGTGAATCCCCTCGCGGCCATTCGCGTAATCGGCCGGCGCCGGTACTTCTCGATCAGTCGCTTCCACCCGCGCTCGTGGTTCTGGTCGATCGGCTCAAGAAATTGCGTGTACGACTGACCCATGAACGACTCCGACGCCTTAGCCTTCTTCCGCGTGTCGTTCCCGAGCAGCAAGATGTAGGCATGCTCAAGGACACCGCTCCATACGTCGGGGAGCGCGGCCTTCACATCCGCTTGGCTCTCGTAGCCGGCCCCGTACACGATCGTGATGTTCGGCACTCTCCGCCACCGCGGATACGAGAAGCGCCGCCCGTCAACGAACGTGAGCCAGGGCAAGCCATCCGTGCCATCCGAGACCCGGATCACGTTCGGATCGCCGACGTTGATGGCCGACTCGTTCTCGATCACGACGGACGCCAAGTCAATGAACGGATAGAACCGGAGCTGAAGGTAGGTGTAACCATTCCCCTCCCGCTGTTCGGTGTAATCCGTGGCGAGGAGCTTCTGGCCAATGCCCGACTCGAATTCGCCCTCGGTCTGAGCGATGGCGAGATCAAGCTGCGCATCGAGCGAGTTGTCGCTCGCCGTAATCGCCAGCTTGGCCTTGAGGTCGTCGCGCGTAATGATCGAGCCCATGATTTACCGGTTGTGATCCGGCTTCCCAGAACGGTTCTCGACGGTCGGCCCCTTGCCGGCCTCCGGCTTCTTGAACTTGCGGCGCTCTTCAAGCGAGAGCGGCCACGTCTTTTCCTTGAACGCTGCGCGCTCCTCGTTCGAAAGTCGTGGGTCCCAATCGGGCACGTAGTCCTCATCGCCCGGCTGCGACGCAACCAGGAAGCGCTTGAATCGCTTGAGCAGCCGCGCAGCCTTATGCTCGCCGACGATGTACACCTCGCCGGGCTCTAGCTGTACGGTCTGCACCCTCTTCTTTACTGTTAACCGCGGCATCGCTGAGTCCTTTCTTCAGTCGATGGACGAGGGGCACGTGAGCATGGCCGCCGATTGAGCGAAAGCGCGAACCCCGTCATGAGTAATCCGCGCCAGCGGGCGGGCAACCGGAAAGACCCGCGTCGCCTTGCTCAACGGCCATGCCATCACGTGCCCCTCAGTCCTCCGCTACCTAAAACTAGGTCGCGACGTTGATGATCACGATCTCTGTCTTCTGCGCAGCCGGCCGCATCTTCTTCAAGTCGGCCGAGTACCACGCATAGACGTAGTCCTGATTGACGATCGCCTGGCGGTCGGTCTCAGTCGTGATCCCGCGCCAGTTTCCGAGCCAGTAGGTCGGCCGATGGAATCCGATCACCATCGTCGTGTTGTTAGTCGAGGTCGTGCGATACCCGGACGAAGACACGTCCGACCGCACGTACTCGGAGATCACAACCGGCGACCCGAGGATCGCCCCTACCTGGCCAGTGACGACCGTTGCACGCTCGCCGATCTTGTCGACGGTCGCGAAGTTCGTCTCGTCCAGCATGTCGAGATAGGAAGCCGGCGAACAACACCAGAGCCAATCAGACGGCTCGAGCGCATACCGGCCGCACCGCTGCTTGGCGAGCACAAGGTCCGCGAAGTCAACGTTGCCACCGCCAGCGACGAGCGTTACGCCAGAAGCCGCGGCGTTCGCGCGTACCCCGTCCCACTGGATGCGGTTATCGACGACACCGATCGGCGAGGACGTCGAATAGCTGATGTCGTTGTCGATACCAGCCGAGGTCGTGTCGCCGTTGAAGAACGTATCTTCCGCGGCGCGCCGAATCCCGTCCATCGCCTCGCCGATGTTGAACTCGATCATCGGGATGATCGACTCTTCGATGAACTCTTGAGTCGAGACGATGACCGTCCGGAAGCGCTTCGTGTCGAACGTCACCCGGTCGAACGGAGCTCCGGCTTCTCCGTACATCTCGGCAGGTGCCGGGTTGACGAAGACGGTAGGAGTCGCGACGATCTCGCGGAAGCCGTGCGCCTTGCCGGCAGCCGTCGTGATCGGGCAGCGCCAGAGAGCAGCCGGGAGCTGGAAGCTCCGGATGTTCGGGAGCACCGCGCCGCGCACTTCGAGATACCGCATGAGGTCAGCGCCGAGCACGTCGGGCACCCACTTAGCTTCCGCCGTCGCCTGCGTGTCAAAGGCGCGCGCGTAGAACTCATCGGGGAAGAACTCCCGCTGAAGCTGACGGTACTCGTGCCACCACTTCCGCACCGTGGTGTTCTTCGAGGCGGCCGGCATGTAGTTCGGCTTTCCGGCCATGCGATGCGCGATCGTCATGATCGCGAGCCGCGAGGCAAGATGCTGGAAGCGCTCAACGTCTTTCTGATCCGAGTGCGTCGTCAGGAAGTCGCGGAAGAGCGCCCAGGAATCCTCTTGGGTCGTGGACGTCTGCGCGAGCGCGCGGTAGAAAGAGAACTCACGCCGCGGCACGAGGTCCACGCGGTTCCGCGGGTCCTCCTGCGACGCCTTCATGAGATTCTCGACCTTCCGTTTCAGATCTTCGTCGAGGTTCTTCTTTAGATCGTCGATACGAGTATCGACCTCCGCCTTGGTGTAGCGCTCGACCTTGTCGGCACCGATTTCCTTCTTTAGCGACTCGTAGTGGTCGCTAATGTCGCGCGAGATCTTCTCGAGCGAGCCTTTAATGTCCAGCGAATCCAACGCATGGCCTGTCTCCGGTTGCCTGCTTGGATCACTTCTTCACGTTCTCAGCGACCGCCGCTCCTTGGTCGAGCTTCGCGAGCATCCAGTCACCGGGTGCCACCCAGTGAGCCGAGCCGCCCGGCGACAGACGGTTAAACTCCCTGATCGCGCGTGCGAGAAGCGAGACGTCTTGCATCCGCGCCCCGACCGCGTTTCCCTTCAAGCGCTCAAACTCTTCGGACGGATAGTTCTCCGTCCCCGAAAACAAGTTGTCGTATGACAGCGAGAACCCCACGAGCGTGATCGACGCGCACCCGAGCCAGCCGGCGAGCCCGATCGCCATCGCACCGCAAAGCCCGTTGATGTCGAAGGCATCGTTCACGTAGAACCAGTGGCCATGATCCGCCGCCGGGATTTGATCGAGCACCTTCGCGTGGCACTCGTTCGCCCGCAGAACGAGCGTTGTCGACTCGTAGGTGCGCGCCAGTACGCATTCGGAGATCATGTTGCCGTCGAAAGCCACTAGGTAGCTCGGGAAGCTGTCGGCCGTCCGGTAGTAGGCGTTACAAGCAATCGTTGGCCCGAACCACGCGCCCACGGGGAAACGCTTCCGCCAGGGCGAGTTCCCGATCACGAGCGCGTGCTCGCCGTGCTCGCGATTGCGAAGCGCTTCCATCCCGCGCGCGTAGTCGGAGGCCAATACTTGCCGCATCTACTTCCCCGGCACCTTGAAGTTGTCGAGGGCTTCGCGCACCTCGCGCTTGGAGCACGCCATATTGACGAGCTCCGCGACCGTCCCGAGCCGCTCCTCGACGGCCTTCGCGGCGTCGAGCACGAGACCCTTCCGGATGTCCCCGACTGCGCTTTGAATCTCGACCGCGGCGCGCTTCATCACTTCCGCTACCGCGTTGTCGGCCGCGAGCGTCCACTTGTCGCCCGCCGCCGTTACCATGCGCTGGACGATCGCCTCCTCGTCGAGGGCGCGCTCCGTGACCACCGCGTTGATGTTCGCGGGGATCGAGACGAGCGACACTTCCATGAGCTGCATCTCGTCGAAAAATATCGTGTCTTCCTCGAAGCGCGGCTCTTTCGTCGCTCGGAATCCCACCGAGTACGTGCCGAGAAACTTCTTGATCGTCTTCCGGTACAGGTTCTTCCCCAGCTCGTCGCCAGTGTCGAACTCAGTCGTGCCGAAGAGGCCCTTCCGCTTGATCTCCGACTGCGTCGTGCGTCCGATCGGGAGCATCGGATCGTGCATCCAGAGGAACATCGGATTCCGCTTCATGTACACGTCGAGCCCGGTCTCCCAGCCCTTCGGGGAGATCACGAACTGGTCAATGTCGGGATCTGCGGTTGAGAAGTAGCCGGACACGATTGGGGCGCCAGTCTCTTCGCCGCGCTCGGTGATCTCCGAGTTACACGCGCGGAAGACGTTCTCGCCCAAGTAGGCAAGTCGCCCGCGCGGCGTGCGCATGCCAGGCTGCCAATCTCGGTAAATGCTCACCATATCGCTCCTGATCCCTTTCTGCGTCCGCCGCCGCCGGAGCCGCCGGTGCGCTGACCGCGCGCTGGGTATCCGGGGCGCGCCTTCGGAATCTTTCGGCCGCGCGCTGGCGCACCATCGGACAAGCCATCGTTGAACGAAGGCACGAGAAACGACTCGAGCCCGTCGTTGAAGATGTCCACGATCTCTTGGTCCGCGAGCGCGCGCGCGAACGCCCACGCTTCATCGATGTAGCCGTTCGCCGAGAGCGTAGGTAGCGTTGACTGCGCGCCGACAAGGAAGTCGGCGGCATTGCCCGCGTTCGCTGCTTGAGCGGAACCGCCGCCCTGCTTCACGCCGTCGACGATGAACTCGCAAAGGTCGTCATCCTCGCCGCGCCACCGAACCGCGACGTGGTGCCATTCTTGAATGGCGATACTCGGCGAGACCAGAATTAGCGAGTTGTTGAACAGCAGCCCGTATTGATTCGCGCCCGGGAATCCCCATTGCAACTCAATCGCCGTGCCCTTCTTGTAGGCGCACGTATTGGCCGTTGCGGCCTGGTAGATCCACATTCCGATCGTCCACTCGATCGCCGCGGCGCCGTTCTTCGCTGGAAATAAACTCGGCAGGCTGGCATCGGGGCACGTGAGCACGCTCGGCGTCGTCGAGAACTTGCCGGCCGAAGCGGTCCCGCGCTTATAAAGCACGGTTTGCTGCGGGACCGATCCGCTCTCGACCAGATGCGCCATGCCTGAGCTGAAGTCGTAGCGCGTGGAGCCCGCGGTCTCGTCGAGCGGCCAGTAACCGAGAAGCCCATGCATCGGGCCGAAGAAGTTGCTTGCCCCCACCATCGAGATCTTCTTCATCTCGGCATCTGAGAGCGCGCGCGAGAACATGAAGGCGTCGTTCACGTAGCCGGCTAGGAAGTTGGTCCCCGCCGTATCCTGCGCCCCAATCATGAATGGGTTCGTGTTGTGAACCATCGTCGGGACCACGGACGTAGCGGCTTGCTTCGTTCCGTTGATCCAGAGCGAGAACTCGGCGCCGTCCCACCGAATCGCAGCGCACCACCACTTGGCCACGGCTGTTGCAGCATCCGCGGCGATCGCCGCAGCAATACCCATCTGTGCTGAAATCTTCGTGCCCGTATGCGCGTAATAGAGAACGAAGCTGCCATCTTTGCAAAGGATGTAGTCGGAGCCAGAGCCAGCAACCGGATGCACGAAGCATCCGGCCGTAAAAGCGTATGTCGTGCCAGCGTTCTTCCCGGGAAAGGTCGCGTGCAAGCTCGAATCCGCGCGCGTGAGGCCGTCCGTTGCGAACTGGCCGGCCGACGCACCGCCGACGCGAAACACGCTAGTCGAGTTGGCGACTCCGTTCGGGGTTTCGGTAAGGTCCTGGCCGTAGATACCCGAGTCGTAGCGCGGGTTTGATCCGCCGGCCGTGTTCTCGAGCTTCCACCAGCCTTCGAGGTTTGCTTTCGGCGGCGAGGAGAGAACGCTCACGCGGCTACACTCATCGACTGCGCTACGGGCAGCGTTAGGCACCGGCAGTTGATCGACTCGGATGGCCCGCCGGCGGGATCACCCGGGTACGTGCAACCGTTCGAGAACGGCTGACCCACGCGCACGGTCTCGCCGTCTTCGTCCATCCCTGCGTGGCTGTCGCGCACGAAGCCATCGTGCGAGGATGACCATTGATGCTCCTCGACGCCAGTCTGAGCGTAGCCTTCCATGCGCGCGAAGCCGGCAGCCGAGTGCGCCTCCGTGCGAGCAATCCGCTCCGAACGCACGTACGGTCCACCGCGCGCTGGCGTGTCGGCGGATTCGGCTACCGCTTGGCGTATCCGCTTTGCCAGGTCGGCCACGGTCTCGCCCTGATTGAGTCCAGCCTCAAGCTCCTCCTTGACGTCCTCAAGCAGCCGCGCCGTCGAGCGCCCGATCTGCTCCTCGTCATGCACAATCGTCTGGATCACGCTCGGCGTGCCGACGTCGAAGGCGAACTCGCTCCCGATCTCGTCGAGCGCTTCCCCACCGAACTCGGCAATCAGCCGACGGAAGATTGCAACATGGCCCGCCTGCACTGCGGCGATGTACTCGGCGGATTCGGGGAGGTACGTCTCGATCGGATTCGGAAGGGGTAGAGGCCCAAGCGGGGGTTCTTCGTCGGCGGAGCGACTTGGTTGGATTGGAGGCCGCTTACGCACGCGACTGATGACCTCCCGCTCGAGCCTAAACAGCACACCTTGCCAATACTCCGACATGCGCACTTCGGCGCGGCGGAGCTTCGCGTCGAAGCGGCGGACAATCGCAGCGCGTCGCTCATCGCTCGCGCGCGTCTCGATCTCGTCCGCCGCCTTCTTCCCTGCGGGCGCGGGAGGAGAACCACCGGGGGGCCGAGCGGCCTCCTCCCGCGCCTTCTCGCGAGCATCGATTTCGGCCTTGGTCCGTGCAGGTTGCAGGGCAGCGGCGAGCAGGAACTCGTCCGCGCCGTCGTAGGGCTTGAGGCCATCCGCTTCGCGCAATTCGGCGCGGTTCCGGAGCCCCGTGCGGATCATGATCTCTTCGCGCGCGGCCTTCGCGTTCCGGTCTTCCTGCAAAGCCTCGACACCCGAGAACACGAAGGCGAACCGCATACGCTGACCGGGCGAGAACTGCCGGAGCATGAACCGCGAATACGTTTCCTCGAGCCGCCGCGCGATCGGCATAACCTTCAGCCGCCAATAGCTCTTGGCCTGCATCTCGACCTGCGCGTAGTTCGCCTGCTTGAAGTCGCCGACGATTGCGGGCGGTACGCCCATCGCCCCGAGCACTTCCTCGCGCGAGAGTCGGAGCAGCCCCTCGAAGCCCAAGTCTTTGTGATTGGCTTCGAGCTGCTCGAACTTCATACCCTTGTCGAGAATCGGGATACCGTGCGCGTTCTGCGAGCCCTGCCAGTTCTCCTCGACGTCCGCGATCGTGCGCTCGAACTCGGCGTCGTTGAGGGCTTGATCGGTCGTCAGGAAGCCGGATGGTGAAGCGCCGCGCTCGAAGAAACGCACGTTCCAGAGCATCGAGGCGATCATGGCTTGCGCGGGGATCGTCACCGGCTGGAGCGGCGACATCCGTCCGCCGATCGGCTCGCGGAGGTTCAAATACGTCGACGGGATCACCGACTCGGGCGGGAGCACGATCACTTTCTCGTTCGTCCGGTACTCCCAGCCCTGAAGCTCGGCACTGGGGGAGATGATCGGCTGGACTCGGTCGGGGCGAAGCGGCCAGACGGCGGGGATACGGGCGTCGAAGAGCAGGTAGGCGGCGCCGAGCGTTTCGAGGTAGCTAACCTGGCACTCGATGATGTCCGAGAAGGTCATGATTGGGTTCGGCGTGTCCATGAGATCGACCGCCGGCCCCGACTCGATCGGATGCTCGTCCTTGCCCTCGCCGCTGAAGATCTTCCGGGGTAGGCCCGAGATGTCGAGCGCCACCCGGCGCACGGCGGCGTAGATCCAGCCGAGCCGCTCGTAGAGCTGGAACGATTCTTCGACGGGCTGGAAATTGGAAAACGAGAGGAAGCCCTGAGAGGACGGGCCGATAGGTAGGCGGGCGGCGCGGCGGATAAGCGTCGGGGTCGACGCAATGCGCGCGACTTCGCGGGTTTCGACTGCTAGCGGAAGCTGTAGTTCTTGGCCTGCCACTCTCCCCTGCGGCCGGTTGCCACTGGCCTAGAACGACCTATCTCAAGAAGGCGGCAAGCTTGTCAATAGTAGGCATTTGCCTACCTATTTCGGGGCGGAGAAGAGCGGCCGGCGGCGGGGTCCGGAGGCGAAGGAAAGCCCGCGGATTCTAGGCTGTGGGAGCGGGATGGTGGCTCGCCGGACCCGCGGGGCGCCGGGGGATTCGTTGATCACGATCGCCGCCTGCGCCATCTCGTCGACGATGTCGTCATGCGGGCACCCCGGCCCGAACTCGAGCAGCTCCGCCTCCGCCACCCCGAGCCACGGCGCCGACTCCGGGAGGAAGAACGCCTCCGCCTCCATCCGGGAGGCGAGGGTTTGCGCCCGCGACGTCTTGTCCCGATCGGCCTTGAACCCCACGATCGGCAGGCCCATCCGCACGAGCCGCTGCACGAGGCTCGCCTGGTATTGCGTGTTCTCGACCCAGCCCCGGGCGCCACGCCAGCGCTCGAGCAAGTCCTGAATCACCCGCTCCTGGTCCGGCCCCGGAATTCGGTCCCGGATCAGGTCGAGCTTGAGGAGTTCGTTCCGGGCCGACACGAAGTAGGCCCCGAAGGCGCAATAGTCGGCCGTCTCCTTCTCGGAGATCGCGAGATCGGCCGTGGTGAACGTGTACCCCTGGTCCTTCGGGATCAGGCGCTCGCCGGCCGAGGTCTTGGCGATGAAGTGGTCGCCGGCGTCCCGGTAGTACCGGAACATCGAGCGACGGAATAGCTGCCCCTCCTCGGGCAGCGGGCGCTGCTGGTAGAGCGCCGCCCAGGTGCGCGTGCGGGCGGTGGCCTTGACCTTCAGCAACTCCTCGACGGGATAGCGCTCAGGCCACAGCGCGGCCCCAGGAGCCCTCCCTAGCGGGTCTTGGTCCTCCGCTATGGCTGGCAGCCGAATCACGCGCCACACGCCCGGCTGCTCGCGCTGGAGGCGCCCCGAGAGGTCGTCCAGGGTCCATCTCGACATGACAAGCACAACCGAGGCGCCGGGCTCGAGCCGGGTCATGGCCGTGGAGTCGAACCACTCCCAGTTGCGCTCCTGGATCACCCGGGAGTCGGCCTCCTCCTGGTTCTTGACGATGTCGTCGAGGATCAGGAGATCGGCGCCGCGCCCGGTGAGGGCGCCGCCGACACCCGCCGTATTCATCCCGCCGCCGGTCGTGAGGTCCCAGCGGTCAGCGGCGCTCGAGTCGCCCGAGACCTGGATCCCGAGCTGCCCTGAAAACTCCTCGATCGTGTTCCGCACCCGCCGCCCCCAGCCGGCGGCGAACTCGCCCTCGTAAGAGCCAAAGAGCACGCGCCAGGTCGGGAAGAACGAGAGCGCCCAGACCGGGAACCAGTGGGAGATCAGCGTCGACTTGCCGTGACGTACGGGCACCTCGACGATCAGGCGGAGTGGTTCCACCGCCGCGCGGGCGAGCTCGGCGGAGATCAAGTCGATATGCGGCGGGCGCATAAACCGCCCGCGGGTGAGGTGGTGCGCGAGCGAGGCGGGCTCGAGCTTCCAGTGGTGCTCCGCCCACGTCGTCGCCCACTTCGGGACGGTCACGCTTCCAGGTCCCCGACGACAACGATAAACACGCGCCGGCCGCAATACCATCCGACCTGATTAAGCTTCACCGTCCTAAACGGCAGTTGAAAAGACGACGCATAGCTCGGATCGTCCAGTAACCTAATATATTGCTTCGGCGTCAAAAACAAATCGGGCCGCCTAGAACTTAAGAGCTTGCTCCACGCCTCCGCAAGCCATCCCACGCTAGACCGTCCTCTCCAGCTCGTAGCGCCCATCGCGGAGCACGTAGAAATCGGCGCCCATGCTCGGGTCGGGCGCGTTCCCGATCAGTAGCGCGCCCTCCTGGTCGTGGCTCCGCCAGTACCACGCGATGTACTCGTTCCAATCGCAGCGCTTACGGAATGGCACGCCGTAGCGCTCGGGCGGATCTTCCCGCCACGACATCTCCCGGCCGTCCATGTGCCCGCCGACGAAGAGCGTCGTCACGCTAGCGCACCCTGTGCCATCGTGGAGATCGCGGGCTGGCCTTGACCGGGCGATAGGTCACATACCATCGGTTGCAATCAAACCCGGTGCCGAACTGGCCGGGGCAGTTGGAATTATTGTCTATGCAATCCAGGATCACGACCACCTCATGGTTGGTCGGGGAATGGGTCGTATCCCAGGGGGTCCCCTCGCCACCACACTTCGGGCATGCCATTGCCTTCGCGGTCAGTGCGTGAAATTCCTTCATGGCTATACCAGATGCCCTGACGCAAAGAGCGCCAATCCAATCGGGATCAGTGCTGCGCCATGCACGCCGAACGCTGCGACCGAGAAGCAAATCACCGAGGCAAGAATCAGGGCCTTAGAAATTGTCATTTCATCTCCTTGGTTATCGCCACATCTTCGCAACCCACCCATTCGGGCTGTTGAGCACAATCTCCGCCGGCTTTGGAGTGCCATGAAAACAACACACCTTCGCCCCGGGCGGTGGTCCCGTCTCCGATCCGTACCCGCAATGCGTGCGGTACGACACACACCACTCGGGCGGGAAGATCGGCCAAAGGCTATCCGCTACCTTCGCCGCCGCCGTGATGTAGTCCTGATCGCCGTAGTAGTTCTCGTTACGCCATCTCGCCGTGATGCCGTCCGAGTTCATCTCCAATTCGTGCGCCCACCGCCAGACCTCCGAATGCTCGCCAGCATCCCAGCACATGACGGCCGAGCCGTAGGAGTGCGTTTGATGCCAGTCCCAGAAGATCCCCTTGTGCTCCGCGATCTCGTCGAGCGAGCCCACGATCAC